CACATACCCGCATACCTTGATGTTGTTCAAGGACTCGTTCAACGGAGCTGTTGGGTTGAAGGCCCGCGGAGAGGGCCGGACACGGACTTCGTATCGATATCGTGTAAGCGGTTCAAATGCCATCAGACTTTGCAGGGCTGTTCTTCCGTTCCTCAGGGAGAAGAAACTTCAAGCCGAGGCGCTGATCACGATGTTTGACCTGCCCAGGGGCAGCGAGTCTTTCAGGGTGCTTTCTCAAGAACTCTCTGACCTCAAGAGGATCAACTATGAGTAATTCAAATCAACCACTCGAGTTCTACCAAACCAAGGACCTGATCAACGAGTTGCGAAGGCGATTCGATGATGCGATCTTTGTTGGATACCAAGAGAAGACCAACACCATTTCGGACTATGTCATGTTCCTCCAGGGCTCACACCACGGTGTGTTGGGTCTCATGGGTATGGCCATGCAAGCCGCGGAGAAGACCATCAATGATGACGCTGCTGATTGACGGAGACATCGTTCTGTATCAACACTCCGCGGCTGTTGAAGAGCCGTTTGACTGGGGTGATGATCTATGGACTCTCCATGCCGACGCTTCTGAGGCCAAGCAACGGTTGGATTACTGGGTCAAGAATGTCATGGAGAAGTTCAACGCCGGTCGTTGTATCTTCGCTCTGACCTCAGAGAACAATTGGCGTCTTAACGTCATCCCGTCCTACAAGGCACACCGAAAGGGAACCAGGAAGCCGGTGATCTACAAGGCTCTCAAGGAGTATGTCAGGGTGGCCTACCGTGTCTATGAGGCTCCAACCTTGGAGGCAGACGATGTCCTTGGTCTGCTTGCTACTGGTGCGTATCCGGGCATCCGAGATCCGCTTGTGGTGGTCTCAGCTGATAAGGATCTGAAGACCATCCCGTGCCGGCTGTATAACCCAAACGACGGATCTGACAAGGTGATTGATGTGGCTGAGGCCAACTGGAATCACCTGTATCAGACGCTTGTTGGGGACGCCTCCGATGGATACCCCGGATGCCCGGGAATCGGGGCCAAGACTGCTGCTAAACTGTTGGATGAGTACGGTGCATCGTGGCAAACCGTCGTAGACGCCTATACGAAAGCAGGACTAAATGAGTCAGAAGCACTTAAACAAGCTCGAGTGGCCCGCATCCTTCGTAAAGGGGACTACTCAATCAAGAGCAAAAAGGTCAGACTTTGGAGCCCGTCAACCAATGAATCGCGACAGACTGCTTGAATTGCACAAGAAGATTTGTGGAGACGCTTATGAGTTGATGAAGAAGAAGAACGCCGATTACAGCGGCGGAGCCTCGGGTTACAACCCATTCCTCAACTTCACTCGTTGCGAGAACATGGGAATCTGCACCACCGAGCGTGGATTCCTTGTTCGGCTTACCGACAAGATGAGCCGTCTTTCCACCTTCTGCGATACCGGTACTTTCCAGGTTGCCGACGAGAAACTCAATGACACCATCCAAGACATCATCAATTACGCCATCCTTTTCCTTGCCTACACCCAATCCAAAGCAGAAGTGGGTGATGAAGCCTCTGTTGGGTTGGAATGAGGTTGTGGAGATCTACAACAAGAGGACCGGGGAAAACCTGGATGCAGCGTCTGCAAGGGCAATAGCGTCTACCGCCTTAGATAAACTGAGGCGTCTATTGATCGCCAGGGGCCACGACGAGGAGACATATCGTTGAGTAATAGGAACCTTGATAAACCGTTTCCCTTGATTTCTGAGTCGCTGATCAAGGAGCTGAATGTGCGTTTTCCAGAGCAAACTCCGGATCCAGCATGGGACGACCGTGAAATTTGGATCCGCGTTGGGCAGCGGAAAGTCGTCAAGTTCCTGAATGAGCAGTTTGCCCGTCAAAACGAGAACATCCTGAATAGAGAGGAATCCTGAATGTGTCTCCCCGGTCTTTTTAGCGCGCCCAAGTCTCCCCCGCCTCCTCCGCCGGCCAAAATTGAGCTTCCTCCTCCGGCTCCGATGCCGACTCAGTCTGACATCAAGCAGCAGACCCAGGCTGCTCCGGCGGCTGATCAGGGCATGGCCGGCAGCGTGACTCGCCGCGCTCGCAAGAGCCTGACCATTGCGTCTTCGCTGGGTACCTTCTGAAATGTACGAAGATCCAGCCCGCAGTTCTTACTCCAAACTGGAGTCCCTGCGGCATCCGTATCTGATGAGGGCTCGGGATTGCTCTCGTGTGACAATCCCGACCGTCATGCCAGACGAGGGGTCCACCACGGACAAGCGTTTTCCAACGCCATATCAATCCGTGGGTGCCCGTGGAGTGAACAATCTCTCCTCGGCCCTCCTACTTTCGCTCCTGCCACCCAATTCGCCTTTCTTCAGGCTCGTGGTGGATGATGCGGCAATCCGCAAGCTTCAAGGAGTGGACCCTCGAATCAAGGGCGAGATCGAACGTGCCATGTCTGAGCGCGAGCGACTTGTCATGCGTGAGATCGAAGTTCAGGCCGTTCGTGTCGGCGTCTTCGAGGCTCTGAAGCACCTGATCATCTGTGGCAACGTCGGCCTGTATTTCCCGGTCGATGGCGGCCCGATGCGGGTGATCCGAATGGATCGTTATGTCGTCAAGCGTTGCCCCATGGGCAAGGTTCGCAAGGCGATCCTCAAGGAATCCGTGTCCATTTCGATGCTGCCCGAAGAGGCGCGCATGATTGCCTCTCAGCACCAGGATGCCGGAAACACCGATGTTGAGCTCTATACCTGCATCCATTCTGTTGGAGATGGCAAGGTGGAGATGTGGCAGGAGATCAAGGACACGGTCATCCCGGGTACCTATGGAACCTTCGATGAGAACAAGTCTCCGTTCCTTGCTCTCCGAATGGTCCGTGTGGATGGCGAGGACTATGGCCGCGGTTACGTTGAGCAGTACCTTGGTGACCTCAAGTCGCTCGAGGCTCTGACTCAAGTCATTGTCGAGGGTGCCGCGGCTGCGTCCAAGGTGCTGTTCCTGGTGAATCCCAACGGATCGACCAGGGCGTCCACGCTTGCCAAGGCTCCGAACGGAGCGATTCGCGAGGGATCGGCTGCGGATGTCTCGGTTCTTCAGACCGGCAAGCAGGCCGACTTCTCCACGGCCCTTCAGACGATCAATGCCCTGTCTGAGCGACTGTCGTATGCGTTCCTGCTCACCGAGGCCAGCATCCGTAATGCGGAGCGAGTGACTGCCGAAGAGGTTCGCCTTGTGACCCAGAGCATCGAGCGTCAACTCGGAGGCATCTACAGCCTGCTGTCGCTTGAATTCCAGCTTCCCTTGGTCAACAAGATCATGGAGCAGATGGAGCGCGAGCGTCGTCTGCCCAAGATCCCGAAGAAGTACGTTACACCGGCCATCATCACCGGCATCGAGGCCCTTGGCCGAGGTAACGACCTGAATCGACTTGATGTCTACCTGGCCGGCATTGGTCAGGTCTTGGGACCTCAGGTCATTCAGCAGTATGTCGATGTCCGTGAGTACCTCACGCGACGAGCGGCTGCCCTTGGAATCGAGACCAATGGATTGGTCAAGAGCGAGGAGCAGTTGCAGGCTGAAGCCCAACAGGCTGCATACCAATCAATGCTTCAGCAGTCCATGCCGGCGGTTTCGTCCTCGGCTTCCCGTGCTATGATGCAGGGAGTCCAGAACGCCGTTCAGGCCCAGCAATAAGGAGCATCCATGGATCGGATCGAGATTCGTAGCAACCCCGCCCCGCCGATGGCACCTACCCAGGAGGCCCCCGTCAATGGAGCACAGTTGGCTAATCCCGTGGACGCTCCCGTTCCGCAGGCTGCCCCGCCCAACCTTGACCGTCCTGCATGGCTTCCCGAGAAGTTCAAGTCTGCTGAGGATCTCGCTAAGGCGTACTCCGAGCTTGAAGGTCGTTTCACGCAGGCGAATCAGAGTCAAGATCAACTTTCCAAGGCGGTTCAGGCCGCAAACCTGAGCGTCGAAGATCTTGCTCCGATGTCGCGTGAGTTTGCCGAGACTGGAGCCCTGTCTGACAAGAGTTACAAGGCTCTTGAAGGCAAGGGAATTCCTCGTGAACTCGTGGATGCCTATGTCGAGGGTCAGAAGGCTTTGGCTGACGCTCAGGTCAACTCTGTGTTTTCCGCCGTTGGTGGTCAGGAGAGTTACCAGAAGATGACCGAGTGGGCAGCTGAGAACCTGTCTCCTGATGAGGTCGAGGCTTTCGACAACATCATTGAATCCGGCAATCAGGCTTCGGTGATGATGGCTGTCCGTGGCCTTTACGCTCGATACTCGTCGTCCGCCGGTAGCCCTCGGCTGATCCAGGGTGGCATGGCTGCCTCTGGTACCAACGCTTTCCGTTCGCTGGCTGAACTCACTGCGGCCATGCGCGATCCTCGTTACAAGGCCGATCCTGCGTATCGGAAGGATGTCGAGGATCGTCTTCGCGTCAGTGATGTCTTTGGGAGCCCCCGATGAAGCCCGGATACAAGACGACTGAGTTTTGGCTGTCGATGATCGCCGTTGCCCTTGGTGCCGTGCAGGCATCTGGTCTCGTCCCAAACGAATCCGGCTGGGGTCAGATGCTCGGTACCGCAGTGGTTGCCCTGGTGAGCCTAGGCTACACCGGTGCTCGTCTGAACCTGAAGAAGAACGGCGAGTGACTGGTCTTCCGTCAATCATTTATGGTCTCTTCAAAGCGTTGCTTGACGCTTGGATCGAGAACCTCAAGAAGCCGACCGTGGCTTCCGATGCTGCTCCTGTGCCTCCTGCTTGGCATCAGCGGTTTGCTGATGGGATGCGGCGGCTCAAGAGTGGTAATCGTTGAGCCATCAAAGACTCTTGTAAGACTTGGCCCCGATGTCCGGGGCCATGTCTATTACTGGAATGGTTCCTCGTGGGAACTGTCCCAGAACACTGTGAACCTGCCTGAAGGGTGGTATGCAGGTTCAGTCCCTGGTTTGGAAGAAGGCGTGAACCCTCAGCCCGTTGCGACGGACAACTGAAGCTCCATTCACGCTGACTGAAGAACCATGTAATAAAAACTACCCAATTCAACTTACGGAGCATTTCAACCATGGCATACATGGAACCCGCTGTGTCCCGCCTGGGACAGAGCAACGGAACTGGCGATGTCAACGCCCTGTTCCTGAAGCAGTTTGCTGGAGAGGTCCTCACGACCTTTGAGCTGGAGAATGTGATGATGCCGCTGCACACCGTGCGGAGCATCTCGAGTGGTAAGTCGGCTCAGTTCCCGACTACCGGAGTTGCCACGGCGGCGTACCATACCCCCGGTGAGTCGCTGATGATCACCGACAACGGTGCTGGAGCGACCAAGTATCTGTCGAAGATCAAGCACGCTGAAGTCGTGATCAACATCGACGACATGCTGGTGTCCTCGGCCTTCATCGCCAACTTCGATGAGGCCAAGAACCACTACGACGTCCGCTCGATTTACTCGACGGAGATCGGTCGTCAGCTGGCTTACACTGCGGATAAGAACCTCATCCGCTGCGTGATTGCCGGTGCTCGTGCAACCACGGATCGTTTCGGTAACACCGACGCTCAGTACCTCGGTTCGACTCTCACCTACGATGACGAGGCTCCCTCGGGCAGTCCCGCCACCGTGCTTGCTGATGAACTCGTGAAGCCGTTCTTCGACGCTGCTCAGAAGATGGATGAGAAGGGCGTTCCTTCGGGCGACCGTTACGCTGTGGTCACCCCCGCGTTCTACTACCAGCTCATCAATGTCAACAAGGATGTGATCAGCCGTGATTACAACCCTGAGGGCAACGGAAGCAAGGCTGGCGGTTACATCGTGCAGGTTGCCGGCATCCGCATCATGAAGTCGAACAATGTTCCGACCACTGATGAGAGTGCGGTGGCAAACATCCACGGTGCAGCTGGCGTCCAGAACAACGTGTTCGGTGGCACCAAGGGTTACGGTGAGTCCAACTTCGCCAAGACCAAGGGCGTCATCTTCCACAAGGAGGCCGTTGGCACCGTGAAGCTCCTCGACCTGGGCGTTGAGAGCGACTACAGCATCGAGCGTCAGGGTACCCTCATGGTGGCGAAGTACGCCATGGGTCACGGCATCCTCCGCAACGAGTGCTGCTACGAGATCGCTGGCGACTGAGCCGGCAGTCACTGAGTGAGTCCTACGGGGGCCACCATCGAAAGGTGGTGGCTCCCTTTTTCTGTAAACTAACCCCGGAGAACCCATGGCACTCGGAAAGACAACCAAACTCGACGCGGTGAACACCATGCTGTCGATCATCGGTGAGCCTCCGATCAACACGATCTCAGGCACAGCCCGAGCCGACGCTCTGATCGCCATGAACATCCTTGATGAGGTCTCCAGGGAGACTCAGAGTGCCGGCTGGCATTTCAACACGGAGGACGATGTCGAGTTCGTTCCAGACATGAACGGCAAGATCAACCTTGCTGACAACATTGTTCGTGTCGATACCGAGGGTTCCAATGTCACCACGGATGTCGATCCGGTTGTTCGTGGATCCAAGTTGTACAACCGGGCCAAGCGCACCGATGTCTTCTCTGCGACGATCAAGTGCACTGCCGTCTACCTGTTTGAATTCGAGGATCTTCCCCAGGCTGCCCGTCAGTTCATTATGATTCGCGCTGGTCGAATCTTTGGTGACCGCATGGTCGGCTCTGAGAAGCACCACGGCTTCACCATGCAAGACGAGTTCAAGGCTCTTGGCGACCTCAAGGAATTCGAGTGTGACACGGGCGACTACTCGATCTTCGACAACTACGACGTTGGGGTCATTGTGGATCGTGTCAACGTGAGCCGCAGGCTGAGTAACTGATGTCCCTGATCTCAACCAGCGTCCCCAACCTTGTTGGTGGAGTCTCTCAGCAGCCCCCCGCTCTTCGGTTGCCAAACCAGTGTGAGCGGCAAGAGAATGCGCTTGCCTCGGCTTTCGAGGGCCTGATCAAGCGTCCTCCCGCTGAACATGTGGCTGTCCTGAAATCGTCCGGTGCAGACCTGTCTTACGACTCGGCCTACGTTCATGTGATTGATCGCAGCGAGACCGAGCGTTATGTGGTCATCTTTGGCCGAGTAAACAGTTCCAGCACGACTTACATCAAGGTCTACGACATCAACGGCGTCGAGAAGACCGTGTATACCCCGGATGGCGTGGGGTACATCAATGAGGCCAACATTGACGCCAAGTTGCGCTGCGTTACTGTGGCTGATGTCTCATTTGTTGTGAATCGAGAGAAGACTGTTGCTGCGTCAACGACCAAGTCTCCGTATTCGCGC